TATTTTATATAAAAGCCATTATCATTATTTCCAGTTTCTATGATGTAATTCTGTAATTTACTCAATAAATCATTATTAGATATTGCTTCAAAGTAATTTGCGTCTGCATAGTTTATACTTGTAGCTTTTATACATTTATAAACTTTTTTTGTGGTACTATCATAATAGGCATAGTTTACTGTCTTTGCACTAGAAGTATTAAGACTTCCTCCGTATGTAAGTCCTAATATCTCGGCTAATTTAGCTCCTTCTAATACTGTATTTGAAGTAGTTCCAAAATTTTTATTAAAAGCTCCATTTTTTTTGAAGGCTGGTTCTGCTCCTATTCCACTAGCTGTAATATTAATACTTTTAGCTGCTGCTCCATCATAGCTCACTGGATTTTGTCCATTCATCTTTATTTCAAGAGCATTAGGATTTTTCATACTTGTTGGAAAATCTGTAATATTTGCTTTTGTATGAGTATGACTAGAATCAGCAGCTCCTATGCTAGCTGGAGTAATATTAATATTTTTAGTAGCTGCTCCATCATATGTATAAGCAGTTCCACTATTTAATTGAATAGATAAGGCATAAGGATTTTTCATACTTGTTGGAAAATCTGAAATATCTGCTTTTTTATGTTTATGACTACTTGGTGCATAATCATGTGTATGAGAAGTATTAGCTTTTTTCTTTAGTTCGCCATTATAATATCCCATTAGAGCAGCTACAAGAGCCTCAATGCTCTCATAGTCTACTAATTTTTTTCCTAAAGCTTTTTCAATATTTAGAGTATCCGCTTCACTTATACCAAATTGTTGTTTAACTAAGTTTATTCTTTCTTTTAAACTCATTATTTACCAACTCCTTTTAAGCTCCTTTATATTTATTGATAATCGCTTGAGCTTCTTCTTCAGTCATTGTATTATTTAAGGCTGTTTCTACTCCTGTTACTTTTCCACCTAAAGTTGTTATATTTCTCTCATTTGTTGTTGCCTTTTGTAAAGCTGAAGTGCTATCATTAGCTGCTTTATTCCATTTATCTCTTTCTCCAATCCCTACTAACTTTTCGCTAGCTATATCAATAGTTCCATCTCCACCTATTGTAATAGGTCCACCATTTTTAGCTTTAACTCCTCCTAGAGTTGTTGTATTTGCTACTGGTAAAGTATAGTTATTAAGACCATCTAGTTTTTTCTTATCCTCTTTACTCATCAATCCATCTTGAGATTGGGTAGCTAATCCAGGAACAAATAATTCTCCAACAGTTTGCCACTTATTTGTAGGGTCACCCTCATAAATTAATATTGTATTTTTGCCACTATATGTAGGTTCTTTAGTAATAATTACCATATATCCCTCTTGAGGTTGAGTTATTTTTGTATTAAGAGCTTCTAATGTTTCATATACCCCTTTAAAAGCTAAACCACTAGCAAAGGTATTTATTGCTGCCGTTAATTGTTCTTGTGATACTTTATCACCCCAAGTTTTTTTCTCTTGAGGACTTACAAACTTTTTGCTATCTGTCTCTGTTACTTGATCAGCACTATGTGTATGTGAAGATTCTGCTTTTGTTTTTATTAATGCTATAATCTCTTTAGCTAAAAGGTCATAAGCAACCTCATCTATTATTTTCTTTCCACTTGCTAAACTTTCAGCTACTCTTGTATCTAAATTTTCCATTTATATCACTCCTTGTTTTGATTTTTATATTTGTCTATTATTGCTTGTGCTTCTTCTAAAGTAATAATATCCTTTTGCATATCATCTTTAAGTTGGTCCGCATACTCTTTTAATTCATTTTTAGAATTTTTTAAAATCTCATATAACTCATCTACTATATCTTTTACATATTCTTTTTCATCACTAGGTAATAAAGGCTCTAGAAATTCCCAATCTTTTTTTTCAACAACATGGAAATATACTTCTTGAATACTTCCTACTATTTTTCCTCTATCAGAACTTCTAAGAACTAATCTACAAAATACTTTTCCGAAGCCTTGTAAAACTTCATTAGGAATAGCAATATCTATATTAGTAGTTATTGTACTATCTATTTCCTTTTCAACTACATAAGGCTCAGTAGGATTATTAGAACTACAAAATACAGCCCTAATATTACCTTGAAAGTCTTTTAAGCTTCTTAATACAACTTTTAAAGAGCCTATTCCATAATCTCCTTGGAGGAAAAAGATAGGAGAGAAATTTGCATTTCTAAGTATATCCCAGCTAACTAACATTTCCTTCAATTTTCTCATTCCTCCTTAGCCTTATATTTATCTACTAAAGCTGTCATTTCTTGAGGAGTAGTTGTTTCTAGTTTAGATTCTATTCCAAATACTATTTTAGATAATCTCATAAATGAACGAGAGAATTTTCTAAAATCAACTGGACTTTTTAATCCTAGTATTTCAAGATTATAGTGTTCTGTTATTAAGTCAGGGTCAGTTGCAGTATTTAATTCTTCTTCATTTTTGATTATTTGACTCATCTTATCCCTCCTCTTTTTCTTCATTCTTAACTATTATTTCATAAAAAGCTATTCCTAATTCATTCATATGATTTAAGAACTCTTGTAATGATGTAATATTATTAATATTATCTTCTAAAATAATGGTTATAGTCTTATTTTCTTTATCATTAATAATATCTAATACTTTTCCTAATTCAAAGAGTTCACACATTTTCAATATATAAGCAAAGTTAAAGATACTATATTTAGTAATTTCTCTAGCAATTAATATATTTTGTCTTAACTTCACTCCTAATTCATAAGCTGTATTGACTCCATAGATTTTCTCAAGTCTTTTTAGACTTATAGCATTAGCAGTTGTAATAGATAAGCTTGAAATATATTCACTTTTCTTTAACTCTATTTTTTGTAATTCTCTAGAGATAGCCTTTGCAAGTTCAACTATTAAAGGTTCTTTTCTTTCAAAGAAAGGTAGATTACTAAGTATTCTTTCAACAAAGTCTTTAGATACCGCTACACCTAAAACTGTAATAAGGGTTTTAGCTTTTAACTCTACTAAATCTTTTTTTATAGTTATTAATTGATGAGCTGTAACATTTGATTTTACTATTTCTTTATCTATCCAGTTAAAAGCAAATTCATGGCCAATATAATTTAGATAGTATTCAAGGTCAAATTCTAGATTTTCCTCAACATATTTTTTTAGAGCTATTTTTGACATTGTTTCCTACCTCATTTCTAATCAACCTTGAAGATAAAGAAAGCATTAGGTATTTTATAAATGTCAGCAGCTCTTATTTCTTTTCTATAATCTAAAGCGGAATAAGCTATAAGATTTCCCCCTGAAACATTATCAAATAATCCTATATGTGTTATCCAGCCCCAATTCTCTGTTGCAACAGGGAAGTTTATATCATTTTTATTATAGGTTTCTCCATTCTGTGGATCTTCAAATGTTATTTGTTGTCTAGCATATGAAGTTCCCTCTACCTCCTGAATATTGGAAGCATTGTCAGTAGGGTCAGCTTTGAGTAATCCCAAATAATAGTTTTTTCCTTCTTTTCTAAAGATTTCATTTATAATTAAATTTTCTCCTATATGTGTTAATCCAGCCATTATTCCTCCTCTCTATTCTAAAGGATTTATAGTAATAGTATTTACTTTACAAAGTTTATTTTCATTAAGTTCTATATCATTTCTACTTCCGGCTACTGTGATATCTCCTATCTTAGTAATACACCCAGCATGTTGGATAGTTTCAACAATATCAAAATAAAAAATCTTTTCTTGGAATAAATTCTCAAAGAAAAAATTATTTAGTTTTTCTGTTAGTGTTGTTTTTGCTGCTTCTTCGTTGAAATCACTTGATATAGTTCCTTTAACTACAACATCAACTCTGTTGATTTCAACTCCTTCAACAGTTAAATCTATATCTGAAATAATTTCTAAATCTATATAATTTTTCACTTTTTCTTTAAGTTCAGAAGATACTACTTCTTTCCCTTGCTCTGTTATAACTAGCTTAACAGTTCCAGCACCACTCCATCTAGGAATACAATGAGAATGTTCAACTCCTTTAACTTCCTTAGCTTTATCCTCAAATACATATTTATTCCAGCTCATTCTTGGCTTTCTGATATAATCTAAAGCTCTCTTTCTGAAATTATCATCTGTTTCTATATCTGTTCCATTAGTAATATTTTCTAAGTTTTCTACCTTAGAAAGTCCTGTATATTCTTCTCCAAATTTATTAATTTGTCCTACTTCACAGTTACCAACAGTTCCAGCCTTAGTACATTGAATTTTTACAGTAGTAGAGATATTTTCTATTGTCTTTTCTTCTAAGATTTCATACTCTGTTGCTGTACTTGAATTTATAACTATATAACCTTTCTTAATAAGACTTCCATTTACTCCTGTTATTTTTACTTGACCAGTTGATTTAGTTGCTTGAAGCCTATCTAAAGCCTTATCAGCACATGAAATATCTAAGTCAGTTCCTGTTGCTGTATCTATAAGTCTTTTATCAAGTTGTTCTGAATAATCATCTTCCTCTTTTACCATTTCTATAGCTACTGATGTAATAATATCTCTAGCAAAACTTCCAGTTGAGGTATTATAGGAAATCATTTCAGCCATATCATTGACTTTTTTATTTATTCTTTCATCACTCAACTTTTATTACCTCCTCTACCTCAAAAGCACTCTCTTTTAATTCAACTATAAATCCACAATACATCTTGTCATCGATCTGTATAAGCTGTAAACAATGTATTTCCTCAATATCCTTATGATTTTTCAAGGAATTATAAATTTCATCTTTGATAAGTTCTATTAGGTCCGTATTAGGATATAATTGTTGTCCTACATATTTGTAGATATTTAATCCAAAGGGGTAACCTACATCTTTAATATGGACATTCCACCTATCTCTTTCAGTATAGAAAAGTTTTTTAATCCATTCTTTTATAATTTCTACTTTATTGTAGATTTTTCTAGGTTCTAATCCATCATAGTAGAATTTTCCTGTTGTATAATCAAAGAGAACATCCTTTTCTTTTATAGTTTCTTGAACTTGTAATTCCTTTTGCTCTTCAATAGCTTGTACATCACTATTGATTCTTAAATAACTAATAGGTAATGTCATAATCTCACCACCTTATCTATAAGATAAAAATACTTATGGTCATTTGTCGGAAGCATTAAGACTGTATCTCCAATTTTTAAGGTATCAGTCCATTCAATACTTCCCTCTGCTTTATAAGTTCCACTTCCAGCAAGTTTTGAAATTGGGTGTGGAGGGTGTTGAGGTACACCATCTGTTTTAGTGGTATTATCAAAAGAATATTCTATAATATTTCCTTCAAGAGAATAAGTTCTTTTATACCCTATTATTTTTTCAATACTAATCATAATTTTTTTATTTTTTATAATAATTCCATTTTCTAATTTAACCTCTAATTCAGGAGGAGCTTTGACAACTTCTCCTGTAACAGCTCCAAGCCACTTAGGATTATCCCTAGCTTTTATAATTAGAGCTAGTTTATTTATAGCATTGTAATATCTTTCATCTTTTTTCATTTAATCCACCTTTTCTAACTCTAATGAAGCTGTAAAAATTGATTTATGCATACTAAAGTTATAAGTAATACTTGTGATTTCAAATACTCCATTTATTCCATACTTAGAATAATCTAGTTTTAGTAGTTCTCCATCTCTTATAAACTCACTCAATAGAGGAATTTCAAAAGAGATTTTTTCATTAACTTTATTTTCTTGGTTTAGTAGATTAGTAGCTGTAATAGTTCCACCATTCAAATCATTATCTTTATAAGATACTAATTTTTGCATAAGTCCATATTTTTCAATATTCCCTTTGTCTTTTGCTGTGCTAACTTGAATATATTCTTTTCCTGATGTCTTATATACTCTAATTGAATTTCTCATTCCCTCTATATCCAGTGTTCTTTTAGGTTCTTTGATGTAATTCAAGGCATTACATTCATAACCGTTCAGAATGGAAGATAATGAGCTGAGAGGGGTATATATTCCTCTTTTATATTTGTTCTTTTTACTTCTTTC